ACCCTTGTAGCTGAACTTGCTCTTGTGAAGGTTAAATCACCACTTCCATCGGTTGGCTTTAGGCTATATGCTTTACTTGCTTTGTAACCCGAAGGATAATATATTAGACTCGCATCATCGTATGTACTCATAGTATTGTATTTAAAAAGGTTGTTGTGCAAGCGTTGTTTTCTACAACACCACCATCTGTTTCAACTCTTGATTTATAAGCAGCAAATATTGCAGCCGCAGGATTACCGCCACCGCTAACCATTGCGCTATATTGGTATCCGTAACCGAACATTAAAGTTTGATTAAAAGTACTGAACCGCTTGCAAGTGTTACCGTTTTAAGTGCTTTTCCGCTCGCTGGTGCAATGATCATTCCTTTGGTTATGGTCTTGCCACTAATGCCCCATTCAGTCAACACATCGTTGTCATCTGTATCGGTTAATGCGCTAAAAACTGCATCCGCATTCACAACCGCATACCGGTAATTTGTACTGTTTGTTCCGGTTATTGTGCTATCTACAAATTTGCCACCCTTGAGCGCAACTAATTCTTCTATTGTCATTTTCTTTTAAGTTAAATTTTGTCTAATACTATATTCCATGATCACCCTTGCACACTGGCTTGAGTTATCAAATAAGATTTCTTGATTGCTCAACAATGTTTGATCTATTTTTTTGCCGTTTACTGTCCCTTTGTATCTATAAAGGATTGTTTCAATCTCATCCGCTATATTTGATGCTTGCAAGAAACCACCATTGCCATCTTTGGCCTTTGAAGCATAGATGTTTATTTCAACCTCATGGTTTAAAATTGAATACCCATCTTTAAAGTTTTCAGGTGTGCTTCTTTCCGTTATTACAATACGTGGAAACAAGTTTTCTTGTGGTGCTAACCCATAATTCAACTGCTCTACTAAGTTGGTAACATCAGGAACATTTAGAAGATAATATATTGCACCGCCTATCATTAATGCAAATATCTTAAAAGTACTTTCCTTTTAATTGTAATTATTTTAACATTCTTTTTGAAGATTGCTTTGCGGTTTTACTTCCGTTGCAACTCTTACATAATGCCTGAAAGTTATCTTCATTCCATTCATCACCACCTTGTGACATTGGAATGATGTGATCCGTGTAATAAGATGGTTGATTGCAATCTTCCATCTCACACACTGGATGTTTCATTTTATAAGATAAAGATAGGTGCCGCCACGCCCTTGAATTGTAGAACTTTTCGTGTTCCTTATCCTTCAACCAGTTCTTTTGCTCTGCTTGCTTATTTTGTTTCTGTGGTGTAAATCCATACACCTTTTTTGGCATTGATGGCATTATTCTTCAACTCCGGTAACTTTGTAATATGTACCCTCTGACTTCCAGTAAATGAAATCATCTATAAATATAAACTCCCCATTCACCATGTAATCATTTGTCAATGGATTGGGTGCCGTTGCATTGCCTTTCATTTGGAAGATGTTTGCACGTACCCTTTCGGCAACAACTGTTTGTCTGTATCCAAAAACAACATCACAACCTGCAGGAATATCATAATCAATTGTGATTGTTTCCACCGATATTGATGTGTCTATTGCATTGGGTGTTGTTAGCACAACAAATTCACCGGCCTTCAATTTGGTTTCTGCATCAAGAATATAAAGCACATCACCTTTTCGCAAATCATCATAATCAAAGTCTTGCAATGGTATAGTGTTAATTGAACCGGCGGTTAATAGTTCATCTAATGTTGCAACTTTATTCTGCTGAACAAATGTGTCAAACATATAATCTTGTTCTTGATCCTTGCCTTGCTCACCAAATGTACCGCCTTGTGTGCCACTTGTTAATCCAGTTCTTGCCGTTGCTACTTCAAACCAATCCCCACTATATTCATCAGTGTCGTAATTGTGTTGAATGTTTAGTGCAGCATATTTCTTGTTGTTATAGTTTAAAGTTTGAATAGGATAATAGAAACCTTCAACACCGCCCATGTACTTTTCAATTGGTCTAAACTGAAGACTCATAGCTTCCAAAACTCTTAATGTTGAAAGCGAACCTTCAAGATCAAATGCACCATCCCAATTGCTAACCGTTACCAAACTTTGCGGTGAACTATTATAATTTTCATCAACACTTAAAACCGACACACTTACTAATGGGCTGCTTTCGGAAATAATCAAAGTACTAAGAACCAAATCTTTTGTGTAATTTGAGTTTAAATTATCAACAGAAATAAATTCACTGTCTGAGTTACTATCAGTTGCCGCCGGTACATACAAAGCTAATTTAGAAACCTCGAAAACAAATAAAGCAGAAGAATATGTTCCTACATATTGATAAGCATAAAAAGAAACTACAATTTCGCAATCATCTAAATCATAAGGTATTATTGGGGTTCTAAAATTATATGTTTTTGGTGCCTTGTTTACAAGTGAATCAATTTCTTGTTCCCAATATCTGTTTGTTGTTACTGAATCCTCCCCCCAATATGGAGGTATTCCATTGCCACCTTTTAAAAACTTGTTGCCGCTTGTAACCTCTAAGCGCATTTTTAACTTATATTGTTTTAGAGCGTTAATGACTCCAGCATTTGCAACCAAACTAAAATTGATTGTATTCCCTAATTCTATGCCCCCTTTTATATTACCAACCTCATAAACTATTTCTGCATCGTAAAACGCAATTGATGGTGAAGTTCTTAAACTTCTTTTGCTTAACTTAGTAACGCCAGAAGATATACCAACATCAAGATCACCATCTATACTTCCGACTATTGAAGTAATTTTTCCGCCTTTTATTTCTATCTCTGACTTTTTGGCCCCAAATAAATATCCAAACTTGCCACCTCCAAGAATACGAAGTGAAGTATTATTGAAATCGTATGCGGTTAAATTGTAGGTATTATCTAATTTGTTGTAATCCCTAATGTAAAAGTTCCCACCCCCATCATAATTTCTTATTTGATGAATGTAATAAGCCCCCTCGCAATGTACTATTCTTGCACTAAATAATTCTAAGATTCCTTTTAAAGCATCGTACCCAGTTAGAAACTCGCTTTCATTTTTGTCACTTTCTTTGTTAACAAATAAGTTTTCTGGAATATACGTGTAATCTAAAATACTATCTGAAACATTCCAACCATCCACAGAAAGACTTTTGTATTCTATACTTTCACGAATGTAGTCTTGTGAATTGTCCCAAAACGATTCTAAGGCGTTTTGTGCAAGTATATTTTTAATGGCATCTATTACCTTTATCTTACCTAAATTAAGCAAGTCACCATCATAGAAAACGTCTTTAAGCCTATCAATGCCATCAATTGCACGAATGGTATATGGTCTTGGTTTGCTTGTGTTATCCCACTCAATTAAATCCACAATCACATTACCGGCCCAGTGCAAAGCATCTTCAAGATAAATTGCCACACTCATCACACTATCATCTGATTCAATGTACTTGTCAAAGAACCGATCAAAGTAAGCGTAGTCGCTTGGATTGGAATATGTAATGTCACTATATGAGGTCATTAATGAATCCATAATGGTCCCATCAGTATCCCATTGAGTATTTAAGCCAATTAAATCTGGACTAAATGAAGGGATGAAACTATTAACACCTTCGTAATCGTTTTTGATATTGGTTTGAGCAACATAAGTGAAACCGCTTAATGTGATTTCTGTTCTGTTTAAACTTGAATTGTAGGTAAAAGAACCAACACCATAAACAACAAGATTAACTATTACATCTTGACCAAGTTCTAAATAGTCAGTCCAATCCTCACTTACATAAATAACACTACCGGCACCGCCTATAATTGGCGTATCAATTCCGATATATGTATTTGAATGAAAATCAACTCTGTAATTTTTGTCTTGTAGACTTTTTAGTTCGCTTGTAAATAGTAACATTTATCTTTTAAATTGTGATTCTCTTCCTTGTGTAATTATCATGTCACGGCCGCTTATTCTGGTATCAAGAACTATTGGTTGCATATTTGCGCCTATTCCACTCATGGATGAAAACCCACCGGAACCGGATGGAGAAAACCCACTGTCCCCTCCACTTTTGTCTATTCCTTTTTGACTTAGGTTTGATATTGCGGCCCCTGCTGCAACTAATGCCACACCGCCAATAATAGCAAGTGCAGGATTAAAAGTTTTTAATGCAACATTTAACATGACTTGTGCAATACCCATTGCAATCATAGCTTCACCAAATTGCCCCATAAACTTGCCAATTGAATCAAGTAAGCCCCTACCAAAGTCTTTCACAGTCATATCCCCTCCACTTATTACAGTGCCTAAGAACTCGCCAAATTGCGTCAAACCTTCTGTTGCTAATGCTTTCAATCCAGAACTTAAAGCATCACCCATTTCTTCACCTAAGTCAGCCGCTTGTCTTCTTGCTGCTGCTGCTGCTTGTTGGTCAAAAAGTTCTTGTGGTAATTCGATAGGTTTAATGTCTATTTCTAAAGGAACTTTTATTGGTTCGTCAAATGTAAGGCCTTTTGATTTTAAGCCTTTTTGAATTGCATCAATTGCAGGACTTTGTAAATCAGATGCCGCAATTCCTTTTGCTAAATCAATTCCAAGTTTCTTAATTTCTTTTCCAACTTTACCTATTTTATCACCAACCGGTGCAAGATCAACTTTGCCTAAACTTTGCAATTGCGCTTCAAGGTCTTTTGTCCCTTTTGCAGCGTTTACAATTTCAGTTTGTGATGTTTTTATTTCTTCATTTAAAGCATCAATATTTTTTTGAATGTTTGCAACTTTGGCAAGGTCTGCGCCTTGAAATTCACCTTGCGCACCCACACTTCTTGTTTGCGCCATAACCGCATCCATTTGTGCTTTCTTTTCATCCAAAAGTGCTTTTTTCTTTTGGTAGGCTTGTTTTACAAGTTCATATGTTTCTGCAATTACCGCCCTTGTTGATGCAATTCTAAGTTTTATTTCATCTTGTGACGCCTTAACACCTTGTTTTTTTAGCTTATCAATTTCCCCAATTTCATCCCCTAATTTTTTATAGGATTCTTTCATTAGGTCAATTGTGATTTGAACCTTTGCAAATATTTTATTGCTTTGCGCTGCTGCAATGTTTATTGCTACAACCGCAGCCGCTATTGCAATAAGTATTGCGGTGATTGGGTTTGCTGCTAAAAATGCTAATGCACCGGATAAAGCCCCTATCGCATAGATTAATGGCCCAATTGCAGCCGTTAATCCTAATGTTGTAATAATTACGCTTTTTGTTTCTGGATTAAGATTTGTGAAACCATTTGCAAGTTCTGCAAGAACTCCTGCAACCGCACCCATTGCAGGTGCTAACATTTCACCAAAAGAAATTCCAACACCCTCAACCGCAGATTTTAATTTAAACATTGAGCCTTGCAATGTGTCATCCATTATTCCTGCCATTGCTTTAGCAGAACCGGTAGCATTTACATATTCCGCCGTTAATGGTTTTATTTGATTGACTCCATTACCTAAAACAATTAGTGCAGATTGTGCGGTTCGCCCCACCTCATCCATTGCATTTTCAAGTGTTAAACCTTTATTTGCAAGGTTGCCAATTGCCGATGAAGTTCCGCCACTTGTTGAACCTAAGTCTGTAATAATTCGCCTTAATGATGTACCTGCTTGTGAACCTTTGATTCCATTGTTTGCAAGAATAGAAAGCATTGCACTTGTTTCTTCAATTGATATGCCTGCACTGGCGGCAACCGGTGCCACATATTTCATTGATTCGCTGAAAAGATCCAAGTCAAGCGCAGATGAACTGAAAGACTTTGCCATTACATCAGTAACACGCAGCATTTGATCTGCATCTAAACCGAAAGCCCTCAATGTGCTACCGGCAACTTCAGCACTTTTTGCTAAGTCCTCACCGGTTGCAAGTGCTAAATTTAATGTTGCACCGGTTATTTTTTCAATCTCACCTGCTGAAAATCCCAACTTTGAGTAGTTCAACATCAATTCAGACACTTCTGATGCAGTAAATCTGGTTGTTGCGCCAAGATCTTTTGCAAGTTGATTAAGTGTTTTGAATTGTTGACCGGTTGCACCGCTTACCGCTTGCACCTTTGCCATTGATTGTTCAAAGTCTGAAAAAGTTTTTACGGCTAAACCACCCATTGCAACCAATGGCCCAGTGATAGACATGGACATTTGCCTACCAATTGACTTCATCTCTGTTGCCGTTTTTCTTAACCCACGTATTAAGTTTTGTTGTGATTCGGAAAATGCAGCTAAATCAAATCCTGCGCGTATGTTTATCTGCTTTCTTGCCATTTTATTTGAACCAGTTTGGTTTTTGTTTCTTTAATTGTTCTATTTCTGCCTTTGTCCAAGCATTGTTGCCAGTGCCTTTTTTGTCTTCTTGTTCCCACTCAAACTTAATCAAGTCTTGTGGTTTGTGCATCCTTTTATTACCGGCACTTTTCAATGTTACAAAAGAAACAAATCTTGCCGCTTCCCACTGTGTCCGCGCCTTTACGTTTTCGCCTATTGTGTGGCCTATGTAGGCATCAAATATGGCCGCCATTGTAAACTCATCAAGTGATAGTGGGGACTGCTTTAGAACGCCTAAAACAAACCCCCTTATCCAAGTTGCCAACGGCAATTTTACTTTTTTGCTTCCTTGCCCATGTTATTCAGTGCCGCCATATCTTCTTGCATGGCTGCCGTGAATACATTCATGAGCGCAAAATCTTCATCAATGGCATCAATTACAAAGTCCTTTGTCACATTTTCGCCTGCCGCTTTTAAGCCGCAATATGCAATGTCAACCAAAGTACTCATGTTGATGTTTTCGCCAATTTCTGACACACTTTTACCGGTTTCGTTTTCATACATTATTAGTGCTTTGAAACCAAACTTGAACTTGTACTCTTTGTTTTTAATTTTAATCATATGTATTTATTTTAATTTGTTGTGTGTAAATGTAGTTTAATTTTTGTTTATTATGTAAAAAAAAAGGTGGGCATAACCCCACCCCTTTCATCACACATATAACAAGATAAAAACTAAACCGTTGCTTTTGTCACTGCGCCGGTGCCTTCAAAAGATACTGAAAAAGTGCTTGATTCCTCAAGTCCGTCAGTTCTCCCTAAAGATGTAATAAAACAACTTCCACTATATTCAACATCTCCAGCCACATCAGTTGTCCATGTTACAACAACTGCTGCACGTGTTACATAAGCATCATATAAATCTGTAAATCCATAGGTTGCATCTTCTGCAAAGAATCCTTCACCGCTTCCACTGAATGATCTTTGTCCTTCTAAACTCTGTTTCCATCCTGATGAATCCTTTGTGCTTGCATCGCGTGTTGCCATGTCGAAAGTCAAAGAGTTAGAAGTTAGGTGTGCAACTGTCACACCTGCCACTTGTATCTTGGCAATTGTGCCATTTAATATTCCCGTACTTGCCATTTTTTCTTATATTTTAAACAAAAATAAATTGTTTTACTTCTTTGTTTTAGTAATTTTTTTAACTTTGGGTTTTTCTTCATTGTCAAACGCTACTTCAAGAATGTGTTCAACCTTTTCTTCTTTTGTATAGTCCCCAAATTCCTTTGCAACTTCTAATGCAATTAATACCGCGCCTAACTTATTGCTAACGCGTAATTCTGTGCCTTCTGGCAGCACTCTAAGTGCAACCGCGTGATCTTTTATTAATACTATTCTCATAAATTTAATGTTTGTGCTTTTTTGTAAATATATCTTTCTAATTCTGCCGACATTGTGGTGCTTACTGAGCCAAGCAATGGGCCTGCTGCATCACCAATGAAATCATTTGCAGGTATTCTATAATTCCACAAATATCCGTATTGAATAAAGAAAGCATAAAAACCATCATTTGTTTTGTCACTTCCTTTTCTTGGGCCAACTAAAACATTTGGATATTTTTTTATTGGACTTGTTTTGATTGCCATTGATTTCTTCAAATTCTCTGGATGATAAATCCTTTTTCTAAATTTAATATCTTCATCTGCAACCGGTGTTTTTGCTTTTACTGCTGACAAAATTGGCTTTACTTGTTGCCTTAGAATTTTGATTATTTCCAATCGTTTCATTCTATCGTTGGTCAAAGCCTTTATTTCACCAATAACGCCATCCATGCCTTCAATTGTTACTGTACTCATAGTGTTCTGCTTGCCGTTAGCCACAACCCTTCGCGATCCAGTTCTTGAATTTCTAATATATCATAATTGTTTGAATTATAAACCACACGCATGCTTTCGTTGATGCCTGCGAAGTATCTAATTTTAAACCTTACTTTATTGGTTGCCGTTACTTGGTCAGCCGTTATGCCCTCCGTACCGCTTACCTTTTGAACATTAGCAAATGCGTTGTGAAAAGTGTCCCAAGTTGTGGTGTATTCGCCTATTGAATTAGTGGCAAAGTTTTGTACTTGTATTACTATTTTTCTGTCTAATTTGCCTATGTTCATTATATCTCTGTTCTTTGACTTATTAAAGAAAGTTGGTACATGGTGCCGCGTGAAATGATTCTACCGGTGGAACCAAGTATTTCATTTTGTCTATTCTCAAACATATCAGCAACTAACATTCTAAGTGCTTGCTTCACCATTGGATCCGTGTTTGCTAATGTGGTTATTTCAATTTCAATTGCAAAGTCTTTTACGTAAAGTGACGGAATACTTCCTTTTAATTCTATGTAAGAATATAACCCATTGTTCCAATAATAATTGCTTGAACTTAATAGAGTACGTGTGTTGTCTAAATCATAGTAGTAAATCGCCAATGTATCTACTTTTGCAACATCTACACGGAAATCATCCCATTCTTGCATATAGCCAAGAACCTCACCTTTGATAAGAATGGCAGTTTCATTGTACAACCAAACGTGTGCGCTTGCTAAATAATCATTGATCAAATCATCAAATGAGTCATCAAGGATATTCAAATGTCTTTTTGCTTCAACTAAAGTCAAGGCCCAATTCTCAGCAGGTGTGTAGCTGGTTATTTTTTTATTTCTTATCATTTTTAATTGTATAAAAAAAGGGATAGGCACAACACCCACCCCTTTCATATTTAGTTATTAGTTAGGATTAACCTAATGTTCCAACTGATATTGCTGCATCTTGAACAAGTGCCATATCCCAATAAGAATTAAGGATTAATCTGTTGGTTCCTTGTATTGCTTGAGTGTAAGGATCCATAAGGATTTCAATACCACCAAACTGAGCAACATAAACTTTTGACCAATCTCCGTAATAAATTGCAGGATCAGTAATGTCTGCTATTTGATTGCTGAATTTAGCCATTATGCCCATTATCATTTCGTTTGTGATAAGTGGACTAACACCAGAAACTTGTGCTGCTGCGTAAACATCGCTGAACACATCATTAGATAATGCAAAGCCTAAATTACCTCTGTTGTGGTTGTTAGATTGTACCTCTTCCATAAGAGCCAAAACAAGTGCGCTGATTGCTGCATTAGTAACTGGAGTTTTACCGTTACCTAAGTAAGCAAATGCACCGTTTGCAGAATCATCTGTAAATGCTGCATATTCAAATTTAGCTGCAACCGCTTGAGCGATTGAGTTTCTCAACGCAGTTTCTAATGAATAATTAGCTTGTAATGCTGCTTGTTTTGAATAATCAACATAAGCCGCTAATCTACGAGGTGCAAGGTCTTTTTTAGTTGTTGCACTTCCACCATCTATTGCTGCTGAAACTTCTGTTTCCCACTGAGTAGATACTGCGCCTAAGATTGGAATTCTTTGGTCAGTTGATGTAGATATTCTTGTCACTCCAAGATCACCAAGTATAGTGTTTGCATAAACTGCATCAACAAAAGATAATTGCTCCACACCGGTTGTTCCGTTTTCGGTTATAACCGCTCTGTTCAAAATCATTGAAGGGATCACAACACCATTGGAACTTCTTCCAATTGCGTGCATTTCTTTTTCACCTTCTTGAGCCATCTCTAACTCAACACCTTCAAGTTTACCACCAAATGCGGCACGAACTGCTCTACCAAAAGAAAAGTCTCTTACTATTTCTTTTTCTTCTTTGCTTGTGGTTGCAACTGGTGCGCCACTTAAATTTGCTGCTTTCAATCTGATTTCTTCTAATTTTTCTGTTTTTGGTAACTCCTCAACCAAAGTTGTAAGTCTTTCCATGTTTGTATCGAAAGATACTTTCTCATCTGCCGTAAAATCTCTATCTTCAGAAGAAACCAAAGTTTCCAACGAATCAAGGATATTTTTTACGCTTCCGATTTCTTCACGTATTTCTAAACTATTTTTCATTTTTATTGTATTTTTTAATTTACCTTACAAAAATTGTACTTTTAATTATAGGTATTTTGTAACTATTTTAACCTTTGCATAATTTCGCAAATCAGCTTTTGTATTTACACCCATTTCAACCGGTGCAATTACTTCTTCAACTACTTCCAATGACTTTTTAAGTTCATCAACTTGGTCTGCACTTCTTTTGAAAGCATCCTTGTTTGATCCTGCACTAACTATTGACCATTCAATTAACTCTTGGCGTGTGAAGTAGATTGTTCCACTATCTTCACCATTGTCAACATTGCCATATCTGTACTCATGTGGAATGGCCCCAACTGATGCCATTTTCAAAATACCATCTTGCATTTTGTTAAACACTTTGTCTGCAAGTGGATTGTTGCCTTCGCGCTCAAATGTAACCTCACCAATCAAAGCATCACCATCGTGGTACACTCTTGATGTGCCAATTATTGTATCTGGGTTTGAATCACTTGTTACGTGGTTGTATGCAACTATTGGATTTCTATTATAATTCTCTAAATCCCAACCGGCCAATTTGAACACGGTGCCGTGTCTGTCAATTGATTCGGTACTTATTACAAATTGTGCGGTTCTGTTTTCAGCGTTAACACCGCGAACTTCTGCAATTCTTTCTATTTTATTCATCATTTTGGTATGTCTTTTTTATAATATTCGGCCATTTGTTCAATTGGTATGCGGTTGATTTGAACGTATCGTTCATCACCATTTTCAACTGAATTTCTATCTTCCAATTCAAGTACGTCATTAATTGTATAAGCACCTATGTCTGTCATCAATCTATAATACTCCCCTTTGGTTTTTACATCGGTTCTAAGTAAACGATCAACATTGTGTTTGAAATAATGGCTTCTTTTTTCGTTTTCTTTTAATAGCTTTCTTCTATACTCCTGCTCTATTTTTTCAATCCATGAACCAATGCCATAAGTAACAAACTCGATTGATTGATGTTCAATGTTTGAAAAGGTTGCGCCATCCATCTCATTAATCATGTGTGATGGTATTCCCAGAATTGTGGCAATTTCGTTCTTTTGGAATTTACGTGTTTCTATAAATTGCGCGTCTTGTGGTGGTAAACCTAAACGATGGTATTTAGAACCTGCATCTAATATTGCGGTTCCTCTTGTGCCGTTTGCGCCATAGTTGTTTGTCCATTGCTGATTGATTGCATCTTTGGTCTCTGGCTTTAAAACACCGGCATATTCAATATAACCATCTATTCTTGTGCCTTTGTTGTAAAAATCGGCACCGTAATCTTGTGCAGCTATCGAAAGCCCTAAATTCTGCTTGTGTGCTTGAATTGCGCTTATTCCAATTACGGGATCCGATCCAAAGCCCCTAAGGTTAATTATATCTCTATCTTTTACTAATAAACTTTCTTGTTTGTTAGCTGCTTCTTTTACCTCAACCTTCCAATACAATTCATCATCATATTTCAACGGTTCACAAATCTCACGTGATACGTTTACTAAACCGGTGGGTGTTCCAAATCTGTCACGCTCAATAATAGCTAATCCATTGCCGTGATTGATTGCAGAGGTAATTAATATTTGCGTGAAATCAAATGCGCAGGTTTGATAATTGGCTTCTGCATTTAAAAGGTATTCAACTGGATGGTCAACCATTGAACGGTTGCCATTTACCTTTTTAAACACATCAACTGGCAACATTGCCACTGATTCCGATATTCTTCTAACACCGGCCCAATATGCACTTAATCCAAATACACTTTTTTCGTTTACCGGTGTACGCCCAACCATTCCGCCAAAATTGGCATTTAAGAAACCGGTCTTTTCTTGTACGAATGGATTAATACGCCTAACCTCGAATCCGAATATATTCATCCTTGCAAAAATCTTTAAAATTTATTTGTAATAATTGTAATTTATTTAACTAAAAGTTCTTATCATAGTTTTTACGCTCAACTTCAAGTTTAAAATAATGAAATGATGCAAGTCCATTAATATGTGAATCAGTTGGGAAAAAATACTTCCAACCTTTTGAATATCCCCTTGCAATGTAATAAAAAAATGCTGCTGCTAATTTGCCACTTGATTTTTTAAACACAACTGTTGCGGTGTGGTCTGACATTGAAATTATTTCATCGACTTCAAAAGTTTCATTGTTAAAATTGCCTTCACGATCTGTCCTTGAAAATCTTTGTGCAACACTTTTGCATTCTGCATCTAATTCTTTTGCAATTTCTTTGTTCATTTTTTAACAACGCGTTTTTTCTTTTCAATTGATTTGTTTTTGTGCCTGATGCTTTCGCTTGCTTTATAGCTTTGATAGTTCTTATGTGGCTTGTAGTGTGGAAAGTAGATGTTTATTTCTTTCACACACGCATCGTATGCCATTTTGCGAACTTTTACGCGCTTTAAATGTTTATGAAATAATTCATCTATTCCCTTGCAAATTGCATCAATCACATCAACCGGAATATCCAAATTAGGTTTGTAGTTACTTACTACCGGCCCCCTATCTTGACTATTGGCCAAAATTACCCGATATGAATCAAAGTCTTTGTAGTGTTTAAAGTTTGGTGCATATTCCCTGACTAAATCAAGTGCAGCATCATAGGCATCTTCTTGATTGTTGTTTTTTAACATTTGCAAAAAAATGAAATCAAAATTCTTTTTGTAGTTTAACACATTGTAAACTGGTTCTGTAAGTATCATATTATGTATAAATTGCCTTGTTCTAAATAACTGTTGGTATCTTCAGGATTGTCCAACCATAGCCCATAAGCCATGACGTTTGAAATTAATCCATCTATTTTTTTACTTGGTGCCTTAAAATCCTTTTCAAGTTTAATGTTACCGGCCGGATCGCTTTTGACACTTGCATTGCCTGCCATCCATCTTAACACCGGATTGCCTAAGTGGTTAAACTTTCTACTTTCGATTGCGGCCTGCATTTCCTTTGTTGGTGCGTTCATTGATTTGAACCCTTGCCTAAATTCAATCAAATCAAGGCCCTCATCCATTAAACGCGGTGCAATGTGGTGTGAGTTCCAATTATCGTATGCAATGGACTTAATTTGATATAATTTGTTTAATTCGCCAAGTTTATAAATTATGAAGTCATAATCAACCACATTTCCATTTGTTTCTTCAATATGGCCATCTCGCACCCATTCACGATACTGAATGTTATTTGTGTCGGCTGATTGTGTGCCTTTGTCTTCTGGCAGCCAAAACCAGTTCTTTGAATAGAATTTATCTTCAATTTGCCACACTAAACTGAAAGCGGTTATGTCTGAGCGTGAAGAAAGGTCTAAACCACCATAACACGGATAATCTTTTAAAATACTTTCATCCATTTCCCATTGGCTTGCGTTCCAAATTTCATCATTTATCCACCCATCTTTGCTTTGTGTCCAAATATTTAGGTAGTATCTTTTAAATGAATTTAGACTTGATGCGCTTACCATAGCTTTGGCCGCTTCCTTTTCGTATGCTCTTTTACCGATTGATACATTATAATTTGGATTTGCCTTAATCCATACCTTTTCATCATAGGGATCATCTTCATAATCGGCACCATACACGCAAACAAGTTGTGATTCATCAGTTGTCACACCTTTTGCCACATTAATGGCGTTTTCATGCCTTTGGTATCCAATACCATACAAATCAGATCCCGCCGTTGTAATTATAAAAGATAAAGGCTGCTTTCTTGCCCCTTGTGACTTTTCAACCATTTCCAGTACTTCATTGTTCTTGTGAACATGAAGTTCATCTATAATGGCTAATTGTGGGTTAATACCATCCTCGCCCCCTGCTTCTTTACTTAAAATTTGGTAAGTTTTCAAACCGCCAATGTGATCCGGTGCAGTTATTGAATTACGGTAGATGTTACATTTAGATTTTAGTCGTGGACTTTTTTGGATTACTTGTTTAGTTGCTTCAAATACTAAACCTGCTTGTTTGCGGCCCCATGCCACACCCACAATTTCGGAACCTCCTTCACGCTCAATGTCTATAAAAATACACGCAACTGATGCAGCAAGAAACGATTTGCCGCTTTTCTTTGGAATTTCAATGTAGGCACTTGTGTATTTGCGTAATCCAGTGTCAATGTGCTTCCAACCAAACAAAGGTCTTATGATATCGTTCTTTTGCCATTCTTCCAAAATGAAAGGTTTACCGGCCAAATCCCCTTTTACGTGCTTCACATTCTCTTCAATGTACTTTACCACAGTATTTGCGGTTTTATCATCAAAAAAGTATTTATCAAGATCTATTTTTGAAAAGTCAGTTTTATATGCCATCGCCGTAAATATCTGTGTTTTCGTCTGGTTTATTTTGCAAGGTTATTCGTGTGCGTGCGCTTGGACTAAATCCAAACTCTTGTGAAAGTCTGATAAAATCCTTTCGCAGTTTGTTTAGTTCCATGTATAAAGGATCTAATCGTATTGTTCCTTTATCATCCGTGTATGTTCTGCCTTTGGTGTGTTCCTTTAAGTATTCCATTTCACCGTAAACATAGCAGTATTCTTTGAACATTGAAAGGTCAATGAATGAAATGTAGCCGTAAATCTTCCGTGACTGCAAAAGTTGCTGATTCCAGATGTTTTTGGCCTTTTCTGTCAAATCATCCGGTGGTGTTGGAATTTCATTATAAATCCAATCCAGTTCATTTGCATCAGCTATTTGGTCATTTGCTCTGGTGACATTAATTGTGCCTTTTGCTTTTAAAACTGCTACCGGTTGCGGTGATGGCCCTCTTTTTCCCATTACAATAAATTTCTTGTGTGTGGTAAATTATTTTTAATAATGTAAACATCCCTAAAAATAGCTGCTTCAATTTTACTTTTAAAAGAGCCTAAATGAACATTTTTATTTTGTATTGCAATTTGAGTTCTGTAAGTGTTTGCATTTTTATTTTTAGATACCCCAATAAAACCACTTGTATTGGTTAATGATCTTCTATTTGATGCATTAATATAAGGTTCAACATATCTGCAATTTGTTGGTTCATAATTTCCATTATTGTTTATTCTGTCAATTTGCAAACCTTTTTTATACCCATTTGCTAATGACCATTTTTCAAATTCATAAAAATCATCATGCCATAAATCACACATGCTTATACCTCTGCCACCATAGTTTTTATATCCAGTACTTTTTGAACTTCTGCATCTTGCTTTAATTCCATACCATGTTTGTGCTAATTTATTTTTTGTCATTGGTTGACCATTTATCATTGGCCTTCTTGGCGCTTTAATTCCTCTGCCGTGATTGTTGCACCATTTTTTTGTTTTTAAATACTTTATTTCAGTTCCACAAATTAAACAATTGCTAATTATGTGTGTCGTAAATCCATTTTTTGATTTCCATTGTCTGTAATAAAGTTCTTGCAAAAATATTTGATGTTCACTATTTAAAGTTTCAAATGCTTTTTTTACTGATCCGATTTTATGCGCTAAAATCTCTACTTTTTTATGAAATTGTTCTTTATCCATTTCTTTTACCCTTTTTTCAAAACTCAAAACCTGTAACACTGAACAAACGTGATGCAATGCGTAGTTCCCTTAACCTCTCGTAGACTTTTACACCCCTACCCCTTTGCTTTATTTGTGTGTGTTGGTACATTCTATCATCTCAATCATTAAAGTGTCTTAAACACGCTTAAAATGCGTCATTATCAAAGCTATTGTATTTTGTGGTGATGTTTGACAATTTCCATAGATAGCGTTCACTCTGGTCAATCTTGTGTTGATTCATCAACTCACCAAACAATTGTTCTTTCTCTGCTATGTTGCCGAACATGGTGCAACTGATTGTCTTGCCGGCTTTGGTTGCGCTTACTTCAAATAATCCTATCATCTTAATTGTATTTTACTTTTAAAGTCTTTCACCACCTCATCTATTCCAACTTCGTGGATGTGTTCACTGATTGCGTGCATCTCAACTAACTCCCTGATCTTGGCTTGTTGCTCGCCTATCTTAAACAAGTAGGTTGCAAGTAAATCTTCATAGGTATCTAAGTCTATTGCTTGCTTGTGTGCAAGGTTGAGAAGGTTGTCTAAGTTGTTTAGATGTTTGGTTTGTTCTGTCTTATCACCGGTGTACTTACTTAGTCTTATCTTCATCTCCCTTATTGATCTCTCGGCTTCCTTGCAGATGATTGGTTTGTTTAATGTCTCTTTTGCTTCTTGGTCTGTCATAATTAAAATAATTTAATTTGATTTTTACTTCTCATTTCACTTATAGGTAATAATAGTTCTTCATATCCACTTATACTTTCTCCTATATATTCGTGGCAATAAGATATTCTTTGCAGTCTTCGATATTTTTTATCAAATTTAGCGTGTTGACTTATTTTACCATTAAAAGTTGTGCCTCTCCATATCTTGCTTTTATTTCTATAAATTCCTAATGCTGGGTTTATTGTCTTTGTAAAACATAAGCCACCTTTATTTTTTATAATTGCACAAGCAAATTCAGATAATTTAACTCCTAATCCCATCCCTTGAAAATCGGGAAGAATTACTGTTCTGCTTAATGCAAATCCATTAGGGCATCCCTTTCTTGGTTGGTTAATTATCGCAACAATTCCAATAGGTTTATCATTCCATTCAAATAATAAGAATTTACAACTCTTATTTACTCCCTCTGTTAAATAATGATGTTTTTTGAAGAAGTCCCAAGTTTTAGACTCGACCCTACTAACTTGTAATTTGATTTGTGGTCGGCCTTGCCGAAGATAGTCACCTCTTTCGAGTGCGCCTCCTTTTTGTGGTGAACAAGTCCAATCAGGCATTAACCATTCTAATATATCATAATGGCAAGATGCAACAATTATTCTTTTATTTTCCCTACGAATGTATTTCTGTAATGCAAAACTCATAGCCTTTGCAACATCTCTATCTACAACAGAAGTATATTCATCAAGTAAAACAACTTCGCCATCTTTTGCAGATGCGACTAAGTAAGCTAATATTGCTC